CCCAAACTCACAAGAAGAGAAGTGGCTAGATAGTGCCACGAAAACACTAAACAATGTAATCAGAGGTGAAGACCTCACATCAATTTTAAACAATGAATAAGAAGTACAACACATGGACACAAGAAGAGCAAGAGCAAGTGTTCAAATCAATAACGTCCTCTTTGTCTAAAGGGAGAACTGTAGAGCAAGCATGCTCTGCAGCTACAAAGCTTCCTATTGTTAAACAGAACAAGAGAAGCGTTAGCTCTATCAAGAACAAGTGGTCTATTCTTAAGAAGTCTATGGCTAAAGAAGTGGCTCCGCTGTCTCTTGTAGACGTAGAGTATGAAGTACCTGTGCAAACCTCAACATCTTTGGAACAGATGTGTGTCAACCTCAGAGAGAAGGGTGCTAAGAAAGCTACCTTCAATCTCAGGGGTAAGACTATAACTGTAATCTTCAAGGACTGATGGCTGTCGTAATGAAGACTGGCCCTTGGACTGCTGAAGAGGAAGAGCAGTGTCTGAAGATATATCACAAGTACACTACAGGTGAGAATAAGATGGATATATCAAACGTCAAGAAAGCTGAGCTTCCTCCCGGTAGAACAGTGTGGGCTGTAAAAGGTAGACTGTACAAAGAGTATGAGATAAGATGCAAAGGTGCAGCGATAGCCACAAGGAGATTAGAGAGAGAGGGTTATATAGTAAAGACTAGTAGTGTACCAAAGCCCAAAGCCTCTAAGACAGAAGTAACCAAGGTTATAGATGTTCCTAAGGCTAAATCTCCTAAGCAGATGTCGTTCAAGATGCCCAACGTGGGTATTGAGATTACAATTATGTTTACAGACAAGTAATGCATATAGAAATTGATACAGATATTCTTAACGATCTTGGAATAAGTGCTGATGACTTTGTATATTTGTATCTCTTGCATGCCAAAGCTTACGATTTGATTCGTGAGTTGTCTATCAAGCCAAACACTGAGTTCCTTCAAACGCTTCAAACGGAAGGGTACGTTAAGCTGGGGGAGGACGTTCAAGACGATGTCGTACGACAGAAATTCCTTGATTGTATCGAGGATTCTTTCGATAGGATGTGGTCTGAACTCCTCTCCCACTTTCCCATCAAGGTTTATACGAAAGGTAATGTGCGTATTCTACGCGCAAAGGATTCCGACGCTCGTAACAACCAGAAGGCGAAGAAAGCTTATCACAAGGTGATTGGGAAGAATGTAGCAAAGCATAACAAGATTGTTAACTGTCTTAAGAACGAGCTGGACTTTCGTAAGAGCAACAACAGTCTTGGGTTTATGCAGATGTTACAGACTTGGGTAAACCAGCATACGTGGGAGCAATACGAAGACATGGATGTCGGAAAAACAGATGACCAAGACAGAAGAATTACCCGTCAACTCTAGGCTAATACTGCCTGTAGGACTTGAGCATATATCTAAATCAGTAGACAAGTCTATTGAGAATGTGGTAGATGCTCGAGAGGGTAACAGAAAAGTCTTTTCTACTCAGTGGAATAGGCTTAACCGTAATCTTATGGGAGGTTTGCAACCCGGTAAGATGTATGTTATAGCTGGTAGACCCGGTGTGGGTAAATCAGCCTTTTCTAACCAGCTCATCTTCGATGTTCTAGACAGGAACCATGACAAAAATGTCGTTGTTTTGTACTGGAGCTTCGAGATGCCTGGTGAGCAGCAGATACTGCGTGCAGGTTCGAAGCATACTAAGCATCAAACTGCAGAGCTGTTGTCAGTGGATAGTAAGCTCTCTGATGAGAGTTACGCTGATTATGTACAGTCTGTACAGAAGTACAATAGATACCCTATTTACTTCTGTTCCGTGCCCAAGGATGTACATGAGATAGAGCGTTCAGTAAACTCTGTCAAAGAGCAACTGTACGAACCTACTATCATCAATCTGATTGACCACTCTCGCCTTGTACCCAGCACATTAGACATCGAGTTGCATAAACTCAACGAGTTGTCTAAGACGTGTATGTACATGCAAGCACAGCATAACTCTATCACTATTCTATTGTCTCAGCTCAATCGTAACATTGAGCAAGAGTTCCGTGCCAAGAATCAATATCAGCCTATGCTGACCGACTTGTTCGGGGGCGATTCTATTGGTCAGGATGCTCACGTCGTAATGATGTTGCAGCGTCCGTATGACCTGTATGGTATCACTGACACCTATTGCGGTGAAGATCCACGTGGCCTCATGGCTGTTCATGTGGAGAAGAACCGTGATGGTTTACTCGGTATGATACCCTTTGGAACTGATCTATCAACCTTTACAATTAATGAGCGAACTGACTCTCCCAAAGAAGGTGGTTAAAGCCACGCGCAAATCACCTAAGAACATGATAATCTATGGTCCTCCGAAAATCGGTAAGACCACAGCATTGTCGCAGCTTGAAGGCTGTCTTATTATCGACCTCGAAGATGGTTCCGATATGGTAGATGCCCTAAAGATCAAAGTAAATTCTATTGCTGACCTAGGTAAGATAGGTAAGCAAATTATGCAAGAAGAAAAGCCGTACAAGTATATTGCTATCGACACCATCACACAGTTAGAAGTGTGGTGCGAGGAGGAAGCAAAGAAACTGTACAAGGCCACACCTATGGGTAAGAACTTCGATCCTGACAACAAGGGATTGTCTGTACTTACTCTGCCCCAAGGTGCTGGTTATCTGTACCTTCGTAAGGCTTTCATGAAGTGGTTCTTCAATCTCTCCAAGCTTGCAGACCATGTCATCTTTGTTGGTCACCTCAAGGATAAATACCTTACCAAGAATGGTAAAGAGGTGAAGGCTAACGACTTGTCACTGTCCGGCAAGCTTCGTGAGATAGCCTGTGCCAATGCAGATGCCATTGGTTATGTGTATCATGGAGAGGGTAAAACCAGAATTTCGTTTGACTCTACAAACGACGACACAGCAGGCTCCCGCTGTGAGCATCTACGTGGCCTAGATGCTGAATTAGATTGGAGCAAAATCTTTATCGACTAAACCCCAAACAAATGTCTATTGACGCAAGAGTAGATGTCGAGGCAAACTCGACACAGGAGGAGACACCTCAAGAATTGACTATCTCACAACTCATCAAACACCTCAAAGAGGATGGTATGACTCGTGATGATATTCGTAAGAAGTATGGACTGACTATAGCAGAGGCGAAGGATATATTCTCCCACCCGAAGCTGAAAGGTCTACGTGTGAAGACGTACAAGACTATCCGTGTAACCTTGATTGACGACACTCAAGATGAAACCGAAGACAACCAATCCGAAATACAAGACTAATGGCAATTCAATCAAATTCTTCAGACGTACAAGTATCAGGTGGGGGTATCCCACTGTTTACCGGTATCGCACCTGTCAAAATTGTAGCAGTTAACCCTAACTTGGGTGAGCTTGCTTCCATCGGTGTCAACATGAAGACAGAGCCTAACTACTCTGTTGACATGGGTGACAAGACGGGTAAGCTAGCATTCTGGCTGCACAATGACGAACACAACTTCACCACTAGACTCGAGATCCTCATCGGTGACAAGCATCGTAAAGAGTCAGCAACTGGTAAGTACCAAATCACCAACAATTTCGGTCAAGTTACTTGGGCAGCAAAGCCTGATTCAGCTCCGGATTGGTTCAAACAAGAAGGTGTACGTCGTACTTATCCGGGTGAGGAGATTCTCATTGACTTCGTCAAGGCATGGGCTAACATACCTAACGATGGTGAATGTGCGTTCGATACCATTGATGATATTTTCAAGGGTAAAGTCGAAGAACTCAAGCAGCTTGTTACCTCTCTTACAGATAACAAGGTCAGAGTCATGCTCGGTGTCAAGGACGGTAAGTATCAGCAGGTATACAACAAGTGCTTCGGACGCATCAAGCCGAAGAGAGACGATGTGTTTGTCAGAAGATTGAACGACGAATACGGTACCTTTAACGCTGAGTACAATCCTGACCTTCAGCTTCAAAGGTATTCACCTAATGTAGTAACACCTAACGAAGAGGCACCGGCAGCGGTTGAGGCTGACGATCCTTGGAGTTAATGATGAGGGGGAGGGTTTGCTCATTGCTCTCCCCCAATACTCATGATACAGTCAAGACGCAGCGAAGATGTACTGAACAAGGATACGATACTAGAGAAAGTCTCTGAGTATCAGATCTTTCAGTTCTTCTGCTCTAACTTCGAGGAACCTAACAAGAAGTTCAAGAGCGATCTTCGTGAAGACAACAGCCCTACAGTCTCGATAACTCAATTCGGGGGTAGACTATGGTATAAAGACTTCGGTTGTCCAGAGCATAGTTTTGATTGCTTTAGCTACATTGGTTTTAAATACAACCTTAGTTTTTATGATACCCTACGACACATTGATCGGAACTTTGGTCTCGGCCTCAGCGCTGGCAGTCGCATGCTCATGCCTGTTAGAAAGCTGGAGAAAGAGATCGAAGAGAAAAGACCGGCGAAAATAAAAGTTCGCACAAGAGACTGGACGCAAGAAGACTTAGATTTCTGGATACAATTTGGGATTACGAAAGACGTTCTTATTATATTTGATGTGCTCCCTATAACACATTATTGGATAAATGAACAGCGTTTTTCGTGTCCTAGTATCAGCTATCGTTACAAGTTTGACTGCGGTTATAAGATTTATCGTCCTCTTGAGAAAGAATTTAAGTGGGCTTCGAATGTGGACAGCAAGTGCCTTCAGGGGTTTGGATTACTTCCTAGCAGACACGAAACTGTATATATCACAAGTTCCCTCAAGGATGTTATGTGCCTTAGAGTGCTTGGCTTCCCCTCCTTCGCGCTACAGTCGGAGATGCTCATGCCGTCGAATGAAACTATCACCGAATCCAAAGAAAGGTTCGAAGAAGTAATAGTTCTGTACGACAATGACTTCGATAAGAAGCGTAATGCAGGGCAAGAGATGGCAGAAAAGATCTGTCGTGAGTACAACCTTACTAATCTAGTTATTCCTTCGTATTATCGCAGCAAGGATATCTCTGACCTAGTTAGAGATCACGGACTAGATACAGCAAGGAATGTCATCACGGGGAAAGAGAACCGGAGCACGGAGATCAAAGGGTAGAGTTAGAAATGCGAAGCCAAAAGAAGTAGACGGGATTAAGTTCCGTTCACTGCTGGAAGCACATTGTTACAGGCAACTTAGAGATGCAGGTATCAAAGCTGACTATGAGAAGCACAAATATGTGCTTCTTGAAGGCTTTCACTATGAGAACTCTTCATTCGAAGACAACGGTAAAACTGGA